AGCGGGGCCTTGAACTGTGCTTCGATGGCTTTCTCTCGTCCTTGAAAGAAGGTCCGCATTTCTGCGATTTCCTCCTCTGCCATCTTCTCGTACTTCAGCTTGTAGCGAGCCCGCCCTGCGAACAGGCCCACCGCGGTGCCGATCAGGAGACCGACACCCAACCCGAGCACGAGACCACTCGCGAACGAAGTCCCGTCTTCCAGGATCTCCTCTTCGTCCATGACTCAGTCCTCCTGCCACCGGAGCGGCGGCGGAGGCGTGTCGAGCTTGTCGAAGATCACGCCGTCGACGTTGAAGTCGAGCAGGATCGCGCCCTGGCGTCCGCTCAGGAACTCGTTGATCTTCTCGTCGTCACGGAAGAGCCCGAGATCGACGAAGTGGTCGCCGACACCCTCCTCCATGCGCCAGCCGACGATCGCACCAGCCTGCGTGTTGGGTAGCCCGAGCTCGCGGTAGGCCTCGTTCAGGAACAGATGCCCCCTGGCGATCAGCAGCTCGTTCAGGTAGCGCTGCTTGTTGCGCAGGAAGATCCAGTTCGACTCCGGGTGTTTCGACCACGACGAGGAATTGATCTGGTCGAAGAAGCACGCGTACATCGAGGGCGTGTCCGGCCCGACCCGCTTGACGTTCTGCTTGCGCCCGGTATCCGGGTTGGTGATCTCGACCTTCTCGGATCCGTAGCGCATCTCGCGATCGACGTCCTCGCCGTAACGCTCCTTGACACGGGAGCGGTACTGCTTGAACGCGAGATCGACTGCGTTGTACGCGGCGATCAGGGCGGCGTTGCGCTGCAGCAGGATGTTGTGCGACTTGCTGAGGGATGCGACACCGCACCCGCCGAGCAGGATTGCCGGGGCGTAGAGCTTGAGCACGTTGCCCGCGGTGCGCAGGTAGAGGACGGAGATGTCCTGCTTCTGATCGCGCTCGCTGTACTTCTCATTGATCTCCGCAGCCTTGACCTCGGCGATCTTCTTCTGTCCTTCCTCAAGGACTGATTCGAGCTTCAGCGTCGAGCGGCAGGCCAAGATCGTGCTGCCGATCATGCTGAGAACGCCGACTCCGAACAAGATGTTCGGTGCGTTCTCCTGAAGGGTCAGGGATTTGGATCCCATCAACCCTTTCAGTCCTTCAGAAAGGAATGTCATCGTCTTTTTTCTCTTCCTTCTGTTCGAGTTTGTGTTCTTCGTCGTACTTCTGCTTAGCCATGTAGATGGCATACACCTGAGCGTCGGACATGAGAGATACCCGCCGCTGCCATCTTGGACCCCTATACAACCCGGCTACGAAGGCCCTCCTCTGTGCATCGTTCATGATGCATAGGCGTTAGAGGGACTTGGGCTCCGGCAGATCGAGGAGGTAGCCGCCACCTCGGATGCGGGACACGCCGGTTCCGCGCAGATCGGTCCAGCCCCACTTGTTGTCGACGTGGGTAGCCGTGATCCCGACCATGCCGTACAGGTCCGCCACCAGCACGACGTTGTAGCGCGAGAGGAACTCGTACATCTGGTCCATCACGGCCTCCGCCTCGGGCCGCGTCTCGAGCACGATCTCGTCGAAATCATGCTGCGCTCGAGCCCGCCTGCTCATCGCGATCGGCGGCTCCTGCTGCGGTTGGGAGTAGCGGTTGTAGCTGACGTAGCCGCGCTCGCCGGAGACGGGCGTCGTCGATCCGGCACGCCTACGGCCCGTTCGCCGCGAGTCGCCGTAGATCATGCGCTCGATGATCTGGGAGCCGCCCTCGACGAGCATGTCCTTCGCTGCCGGGAGCATCACCTCGAACAGCACGTAGCTGCCCGCCGTCTTGGCGTCACCGCCGAAGAACATCCCGGAGAACCGCTTGCCCAGGGGCTTCTTGCGCCGTTTGGCCGACTCCTGCGTGATCTGCTCGACCTTCTTTTCCGGCGGAGTTTCGGGCTCCTTGGGCTTCTCACCTTCCTTGTCGATGTGGGAGTTCCCGGGAAATTCTGTCATGTTGGTCCTTTGTGTTTGAGAAGAAAAAACCTGAATCCATGTTTGGATTCAGGTGAGTGATTACTTCGGCTCTTTTGCAAGCTTCTTTGCAGCCTTGTTGGCCTTCCTGGCGGACTTCTTGGCCTTGATCCAAGATGCGGCGGCGTCAATTGGCGGGTTTGTAACCTTGTCGGTCTGGTTCGCGACGAGGTGGCCGACGATAAAGCATCCGACCTGACAGGTGGGGGTGTCAGTGTCGATATCAGTATGTTCGGACAGCTCGTTTCGAATGATCGAAGCGGTGTACAAAGCCACCAACATGTGCGCGCCCTTCTTGAAAATCGTGGGCGTATCCATCTGGTTGGACATGGCGGACATAGGGGGGCTCCTAAAAATAGTGTTGGGGGTATCTCTCATCTAGAGCCATGTTTTTGACGCGAGACACCCCGTCCCACTAGTCCACGTTCACCACGACCTCGCCGATGGCGATCTTCTCGGCCAGGTCAGCCATCTCGCTGCGCGGCATGTTCTCGAACTCCGCCTTCGAGATGATGCGCGGTGCGGGCTTCTCGAGATCGGCGGCCTCCGATTTCGTCTTCGCCACCTCGAGCGCCTTGGCGGCTTCTTCGCGCACCTTCGACGGCACGACGCCCTTGACGAACTCCGCCGCGAAATCGGCATCGAGAACGAGCTTCTCGAACAGGACGTCGAAGGCCGGAGATCCGAAGAACTCCTCACGGATCTCGTCATTCTTGAGGAACGCCTTGCCGTTCGCGGACTTCTTGCCGATCGTCATGCCGATGATCTTCTTGAAGTTCGCCATGATCGCCGCGCCGTCCTTGGCGACCGCCAGTGCTTGAAGCACCTGTTCGATGCCCTCGTCGTAGATCATGTTCATCTCGACGATGTCCGGCACAGACAGATGGAAGTAGAAATCCTCCGTCTGCTCCTGCTCGTCGAAATCGACGTACGTAAGCGTCTGCTTGAGCACTTCACTCCTTAGGCATCGGGATATACGTTGTGGTGCGCGTCGAAACGACTTCGACGTAGTGCCCGTATTCCTGTGTGTGCTCGCGGGCACGTTGGCCGACGTAGTTGGGATTCGACGTCTGCCTGCTGTTTATGCTCCAGCTGCAGTTGTCGCATAGCGCCTCCTTGAACACCGAAGTCTCTCGGCGCGCAAGGAAGCGCATGACTGCGAGTTTCACGGCGCCCTACCGGGGATATACCGGCTGTACTTGGGCACGTCCTCGTCCGTTTGCTTCTTCACCTCAAGATTGTGCATGGCCTCGAGGACGGCGGCGAGCCGATTGATTGCCTTGCTGAGGTGCTGGATATCCGTACGAGTCGGTTCCATCAGTAGAGCTTGTCGTAGTCGTAGATCGGGTACGTGAAGTCGATCGCGATGCAGGGGCGATTGTCCGAGGACATCTGCGCCGAGAACTTCACGTCGAGCCGGTTGTTGATGTTCCAGCCCATGATGTCTGACATCTGGTTGGCTGGGAGACCGAGCAAGTCGTAGAAATAACTGAGCGTCGACGACATGCTGTTGACGATCTCGAAGTTGACAGCGTTCTCGGCCTGCCGGACCTTCTCGATGGTGCTCTCGAAATATCGTCCCGAGAGCAGATCGAGAAAGAGCACGTCACCGTTGCCGGTGATGATGACTTCCTTCGCCACGACCGGATTTGCGTTCATCCGATCCTGAGCGATCTCGTCGCGGAAGCCCCGCTCCTTGTTCTCGCCGATCCTCTCGACGACCTTTTCCTTGTACTCGCTGAACGCCCTTTCGGACAACGTGTACATGGCGGCGAGCGCAGCAGCCTCCTTCGAGGCCAGCCGGTTCGCCATGATGATCGAGAATATGGTCACCGAACCCACGCCGACGGGCGTGATGTACTGCGGCCAGACGAGCTCGACCTTCTCCTTGAAGAGGAGTGCGCGATCCGCCTCGTGAATATTGGGATCTTCGCTGCGCTTCTGCTCCTCCTCGCGGATCAGCTCAGCTGCTTTGAATGTCGCTCGGCCGGTCAGAATTGCGGTGCTGATCGTCCCAACGACACCAATTCCAGTCAGGAGACCAGTCGAGTTCTGACTCATCAACTTCACCGACCTGTCGACCAGGTCGCTCACGAAGTTCACTCCGGAACCTTTCTGTTTGTTTGAATTGTTTGTCCAAGGTGCGCTTGTGGCGCCACCGTTCGAAGCGGTCGTACAGCGAGTCGCACGACTTCCAGATCGCATAGAAATATGCGAACGCGCACAGAGCGAAAAGGATCTCGTTCATGTGCGGCGTTGAACGCCATCGGCATTCGGATTGCGCTTGAGCGCACGGTCCTCAGCCGTCATGCGCGTAGCGGCCTTCACGATCACCGTCTTGGTCGTCCCATTGGGATATGACAAGATGATGCGGAAAGGCCGCTTCTTGCTGGGGATGCGCATCAGGCTATTTGCGCATCTCGCGGACGAAGACCCAGATGAGCCAGAAACCACCGGTGAGGCAGGTCATCAGGATGTCGAACAGGAAGTTGCGGAACTTGTACTTCTTCTTGCGAGCACTGCGGGACATGTGATTGCCTTTCTGTTTGAGAAGAAAAAACCTAATCCCATGTGGGATTAGGCGGGGAAGCTACTTGATGCGGTCCTTCATGGCACGTCGATCGACTTCCTTGGCCCAGGCCTTCGAGTTCCTTGACTCGCTGGCGGCCTTCAAGAGCTTGGCGGCTGCGGTAACAGCGGCGGCTCCGACGGCCAGTGCGAGTGTGGGGTTCTCTTCGGACTGGGACTTCAGGTTCTCGAAAAACTTGTTCATTGTGACTCCTAGATAGTGGTCTCCTATTATATGCCGAGTTTTTTTCGCGAATCAAAACCTAAGCCCCGTGTAGGGGCTGTAGGTTGTTAGGACGTGGCCTCTTCGGCGAGTTCCTTCAGCTGGGCGATCTCGAGGTTGACCTGGGCGGTCTTGTACTGGATGATGCTGCCAGCGACGTACAGGGCACCGGGCGCGAGCATAAGCGTCACGAATCCGGTACCGAGGGCGGCGGGGGCAAACTTCTTCCAGCGGGATTCCTTGATGGTCTCCTCGGTGGTCGTTTCGTCTGACATGGGTACTCCTTGTGGAATAGGGGGTTGTCTTCTATCTAGAGCCATGTTTTTGTCGCGAATATCTACAAGGCAAAAAGCTAAACCCACGTTTGTGAATTTAGCTTGAGGTCTTACTTGATCTTGGTTCCTGCGGTCTGCACTGCGATCTTGCTGATTGTGTCCAGGGTCTTGTACCCGGCGAACATGAGCAGCGCGTACTTGGTGCTCTCCTTGACCACCTCGATGACGGCAGTCTCGGGTGAATTCTTGGGGGCGCTGTTGGCGTTGTTCTCTTCGGCGGGGTCGACCTTGGTCCACTTCAACTGAAGCGCGCGATTGCGAAACATGGTGGTCCTTTCGATTAGGTATCTCTCATCCTAATCCATGTTTTCTTCGCGATGTCGCTTCTGGACATGGTTGAGCGCGATCTCGTCGAACGCGTCGAGCGTGATGCCGTTCTTGTTGAGCATGTCGGTCAAATATACGACGTCGGCCCAGAGCGTCTCATTCTGCGCCCGGAGCTTCTTGATGGCGACATCCTGGTACACGATCACGACGCTGTAGAGCGCGATGATGGCGTCCTGCTTGGTGAAGTTGCTGAGAGAAAATGAAGAGAGCATGTTTGTCCTTTCTGTTTGGAAAAAACCTAAGCCCGTGTTAGGGGCTGTGAGGTTTTATGCAGTGATGGTCTTGCAGTAGGGAGTAGCAACGTACTCGCCAATCTTCTTCTGCGACTTCTTGATCGCACGCTCGGCACGGCGCTCGTTGATGGCGTTAGTAATAACGTCCTTCTTGACGAGGGCGGTGACCTGAAGCATGGTGATCTTGCGGTCGATGGTCGGATTGATGATGGTCATTGTGTTTCCTTTCGGTTAGATTATCTCTCATCTAGACCCATGTTTTCTACGCGAACTTCTCTCCAAAATTTCCCCCCGGGTATTTTTGCGATGCAAAAAACACCACTCCATGGTTTTGAGGCGAAAATGAAAGGCCGCGTTTGCGGCCCTTCATCGGGACTTCTAAATATCAGGGCGTTGCTCGTGCGACGAAGCTCTGGGCCTTCGACGTGACGATCTCGGTCTTCTCGTACCTGGTGATCATGGCGATGCCGACGAGGTTCACCGCGCACAGCAGGACGGTGTCAGGGCTCACGCGCCAAGATGGAGTTTCCTTCATCTTGAGCTCGTGATACGCCTGAAGCGTCTTGAGGGCTTCGGTGTACTCTTCGGTACCTTGCTTGATCAACTCCAGATTCGCAGAAGCGCGCGAGATCATTTTGTCGATCTGGCTTGGTTTCTTCTTGAACGGGTTGGGCATGGTGCTCCTTTGTTTAGTGGTCTATTACATACCGTGTTTTATCCGCGAGAGCACTACAGGGGAGGATTGACCTTGAATATGACCTTGTCCTGGTGCTGGATGTCCTCAGGATCCCCGTTCAGATCGAGAGAATATAGGAGCCCCTTCTCCGTGTGGCTCATGTTGATCGCGCCCGCGTACTGGGCGTCGCTGGCGTTGTAGGACTTGCTGCTGATCCCGAGCACGATGCCCAGGAACGCCTGGAGCGCCAGGATCGTTCCCATCACCTGTTCTGCCGCCGGAAGCCCCCAGATCGAGGCCAAAGCGAAATACAACGTGCCGATCGCGGGCAGGACGATGACCACCGCCCACTTGATCGTGCTGTATGCCTTGTCACTCAGAAATGCTTCCATGTTGTTCCCCTTAGCAGTTCAGTTTGCTCAACGATTTGGCGATGTTCTCGTAGTTGCTCACACTGGCCTGCAATTGCTCGGCCGTGATCCCCGGAAAACCCGCCGGATGTTCCTTCAGGAACTGTTTGGCGCTGTCTCGCTGGACTTCAGCGTTCGATCTGACAGCGCATAGAGCTTCGTTGGTGTTTCGTGCAACGTTCCAGGTCCAGCCCATGAAGCCGAACATGATCACGTACAACACCACTGTGGCGCCGATCAGGACTCGCAGCGTGTTACGGATCGATTGACCCACGTCTTGTGTGATGGCTGCGATAGGTGGATCTGAGGTGAGTAGAGCCTCCGGATCATCGCTTCTCCGGCGACGATTCTCTTCCTCAGGGGGCGGCATGTTGATCCAACCTCTCTCGTAGATCCTTGTTCTCGGCCTCGAGTGATGCAATCCTGGCCAGACAGTCCTTCAGCGCTGCACGCAGGTCCAGGATCTCCTGCTGCGACCATTCCCGGATGGCCTTGCTCTCCGCCCACAAATCTGTTGCCTCGCTGGTATGGATCTTGCCCGACATCTTGCGAGCAGCTGCCAGATATGCGCCAATTGGGGCGATGATGGCGACAACGACAGCTGCGAATATGGGATCGATGACGCCAAGTACAAGGGCGATGAATATGACCTCGAACACCATCAAGGCTTTACCGTCACCGTCGGATATGCCTTCTCACCCTCGGCATCCTGGGATCGGATGTATTCGGTCACGCGCGCTCTGTTGATCGCGCCGCTCTTCCCTTGAATCTCGATCAGATCACCCATCCCATAGTCGCGTCCGTACTTGAACTGAGCGGTTGGAACGATCTCGCCGTCCACGACCTGGACGTACTCGGAGTTCGCCAAACCATCCTTGGCCCTCGAGTTGAGGATGTCGAGCAACTTGGCGGCGTCTCCGCCGACCTGATCCGTGGTGATGTCTTCGGCGAAGACCATCTGTGCACGGAGATCGAATCCAGAACCGGTACCGGCTGTCGTTACACGGCTCTGAACGCCTGGTGTCGTGGCCAATGGGCGTGATGCTTCGTCGAGACCGGGAGCGAAGGCGTACACCACGGTCTTGTAGTTGGCGATCGACTGGAGCTCCTCGACGTCGGTCAGCGAGTCCATGTCCGAGGAGAAGCGGACCACAGGATATGTGGTCTGGGCACTCGTGCGATCGATGCCCTTGTAGTTCCGGTACTGCAGCCGATTCACTTCGGCAGGATTGTTGTTCGTGTTCAGGAGGATCTGTTGACCCAGCTCGTACGTGGTGGCGATCTCGTACAAGGCATCGAACAACGGCCCGAACGGAATGCCGGTGTTGACGACGGCACCGGATTTGTCCCATTCGTAGGTGTACAGACCAGGCACCTTCATCGAGGCCATGTTAGGAATGCCGTTGGGTGTCGTCCCGTCGATATAGGTACCGCCCACGCACATGAAGTAGACCATCGTCTGAAGCGTGTACCCAGGCGCTTGGGTGACGTTCCAGTAACGATCTTCATGCTTCGCCGAGGTGCGAATGATGCGGTTGTTCAGCCACTTGAGCAACGAGATGCCCGTGACCTTGAGGTTGTTCTCCTTGTCGAAGTTCGCCGTCTCCAGAATCATCAGTTCTCGAGAGCCCTCGAGCGCGACGAATATGCCCGGTGTCAGGATCTGCGCGAGTGCCGGTGTGTTCGGAACCACCAGCTCGACTTCGCTGTCGCCGTAATAACGCTCGGTCCAGATCACCGAGTTGAACTTGTCGAGCGTCTGCTGTCGTTTGAAGTCTCTGGCCACAGTGAAAAGTACCACTCAGAGACCTCCGAACTTCTCGAAATATGAGATCTGGTATGCGGCGACGATCGCTGGGACGTTGGAGAGGATGTTGATCTTGTTGGGGCCGGGGATCAGAAGTGGCCAGACGTAGCCCGGGCTCACCTGATACAGAAGATTGGTGATGATGCCCGTGTTCAGCTCGATGTTCCTGACGTACTTGTCGCCAGGAATCGAGTTCACGAGCAGATACTTCGTCGCACTGATGGTGCACGTGACGAAGAATTCCGAAGTGAAGGGATCACCAGTGCGAATCGTGATGAGCGCGGCATCGGGAGGCACGATCTGAGTGACCTTGACCGTGTAGCCGGTTTCGATCGTTCCGTTGTAGACGATCGTCTTGATCCCGCCACCGACGTTTCCGTTCACGATTGTCGGTTCGACAGCCGTGAAATATGGATCCGGGCAGAGGATCGAGATCTGGATCTCCACATCCTTGGCGAAGATGTTCGGTTCGACCGATTCGGTGTAGCCGGAGATCGTCACGTCAGGGAAGTCGTCGTCGCTCTTGAAGACGAGCTTGATCGGGCGCTTCGGCATGAAATATGTGTAGAGCAACCTACGCAGGGATTCCATCGACCAATCGTCCCAATCGGGATTCAGCCCGACCGTGAGAACGATGTTGCGCTTTGGCGTGTGCGCACCGACGAAGGTTTCTCCGTCAATCGAGCCGAGGGGCGAGGTGTTGACATCAGCCTTGACCGGCCCCAGCCCTTCGATGTTCCGGATCTGGATCGGGTCGAATTGCACCCCACGCTCGCTGATCGCGAGTATCTGAGCCGACTCCCAAGAGCTGTACGCCGCAAGTGAGGTCAACACTTACTTGGATCTCCTTTCTTATCAGTCTCAGAGCCGGGCCCCTAAGGGGGCAGAGACCCGGCTCATGAGGCTATGGCAGTGCGGCCTTCGCCTGAGACAACTGGTTCTTCGTGTTACGGAAGATCTCCGTCTCGGAGAGTGCCTTGGGCGAGTAGTTGTTCTGTTCGAACTGCATCACGGTGCCCGCTACGGGCACTGCGTCCATGCCCGACTGGACCGTGTTCTGTCCCGCGGATATGGCGGATGCCTGTCCGTAGGATGCGGCAGCGTTGATCGGCACCACGTTGAGCATGTCCGCCATCGTGGCGGCATCCTTTTGGACCTGGGTCAGGTTCAGCACCGGCGTGATCGTCGGATCCACGTCGATATAGCCCATCGCGGCATCGGCGAACGTCTGGTTCATGGCCTTGATCGCCTCGTCCGCGACACCGACGGCGGCGTCTGTGACGGCCTTGGTGGAACCGACGAGACCATTGACCATCCCCTCCATCGAGAGCTCGCCCATTTCGGCGAACACCTGTGATGGTGACTTCATCTTCAGCTTCTTCTTGATCGCCTTGATCATCGATTCGGCGAGTGCCTCCATGGCCTTGTACAGCTCCGATTGCTTGGACTTGAGGCCATTGACCAGACCCTGTGCTGAATCCACACCGGCCTGATAGAGGTTCTGAGACGCGCGATATGCGAGCGTCCCGGACACGCCTTGAAGCTGAGCGTCCAAGGCGTTCAGACCCTGGACCGCGGTCTTGCCGCCAGCGAGCAGCTGGGAGGCGAACGCCTGATCGGCGGTGCCATCCGTGAGCAGCTTCTGATACAGCTTGTCATCGAGACCAAGCGCACGAAGCTGGTCGAGCGTCGCGGAATATGAAGCCACGGCGTTCGTACGATCTTGCAGGCCCGCGATGAACGTGCCGAGCGGATCCTTGTTCGGATCATCAGCCGTCCCCATGTCGATATCAGGGAGAGCCCCGAAGTCGCCTGCGAATCCTGCTTGGGCATCATCACGTGCTTTGGTGGCGTCCTCGAGCTTCTGCTTCGCCTCTTCGAGCTGAGCCGTGATGTCCTCGTACTGCTTGGAGACACCCTTCAGCGCCTTCGCCTCATCCTTGAGGTTGTTCACCAGTTCAGCGTGTGCCGCCTTGGTGAGAATAAGGACGTTGTTCGCCTCACGGATCGCGTCCGTGGTCTCCTTGATTGCGTCTTTGTCCTTCTTCTTCGCCTTGTTCAGCTGACGGAGCTTGTCACGTTCTGTCTCGAGTGTGTCCTTGGCCGACTGCATCGCAGATGAGAGCTGCTGCTCCATGCTGTCGAATGCGTTCTGAATATCGTCCTTGGAGCCCATCAGGCCTTCAGCGAATCCTTCGCCCACGAACTCGCCCAGATCCTGCATCACCTTTGAAGGCGACTCAATCTGGAATACGGACTTGGTCGCATTGATGACACCCTGCGACATCGCCACCATGGCCTTCTCAGCATCGGTATTGCTGCCGATGCCGATGGCGAAGCCCTCCATGACGTTCTTGCCGAGTTCGATCATGAATACCGAAGGCGAGTGTGCCCCGGCAGCATGCTTGGCCGCATCGATGACGCCCTTGAACTTCTTCACGACCGCACTGAGAATGTCCCGTGCGTTGAGGCCGCCGAGGAAGCCGTCGATGATGGCATCCGCAACGTTCACACCGGCAGCGCGCAGCTGCGGTCCACGATTGCGAATAACGTCGGCCAGGCGATTGAGGAAGTTGATGATCGCCTTCGCACCTTCATCCGCCAACTTCGCAAGACCCTTGGCGACACCGTTGACGAACTTGCCCGCGATCGAAATCGCCTTGTCAACGACTGCCTGAGCCTTACTGGCGATACCACTGAGCAGCTTGACGATCATGTCAGCGCCACCAGTGACTACACGCGTGTAGTACTTGGCGACTCCACCAAGGAATTTGACGACCAGATCGCCCGCGGCCGTGGCCACCTTGCTGATGTTGTCGCCAACCCCCTTGAGGAAGCCCTTGACCACATCGGCGGCAGCCGTGACCACCTTCTTGATGTTGTTCGCGATCCCCTTCAGCATCCCAGCCAGGAAATCGGCCCCAGCCTTGGTCAGCTGAGGTAGCTTGCTCGTCAACGTCTTCAGGAACTTGGTCACGATATCGATGACCATCGATGTGACCTTGCTGATGTTGTTCTTGATCCCTGTTAGTAGGGCCGTCAGCAATTTGAGTCCGGCATCGATCAGTTTCGGAACACTGTCGAGCAGGACCTTGATGATGTTGTTGACGAGCACGATGATCGCCACGGCCAACTTCGGCGCGACGATGATGACCGCATCCAGCAACGTCGAGAGGATCTTGACAAATGCCGTGACGAACTTCGGCGCGACGTCCGCCACCTTCTCGATGATCGTGAGCAGACCCATGACCACACCCATGACGAACCTGGGGATGGCTGTGACGATCTGCTCGAGTGCCTTGAGGAGCACCAGTACGGCCGCAGGACCGGCGACTGCGATTGCGCTTAGTCCGACGCCGATGGCCGCGATACCTAGGCCCGCCAGGGCCAGGCCGCCACCGATCAGCAGCAGAGCAGCACCCATCGCCAGCAATGCGGGCGCGACAGGGAGCAATAGTTCGGCTGCGATACCCAGCACCGCGAGTGAGGCAGCCAATCCGACGAGTCCCTTGAGGATGCTCCCCCAAGACATCTTGCCGAGCCGTTCCAGGGCCGGAACGATCAGCATCAGTGAGGCGGCTGCGACGCCGAGAGCCAGTGCACCAGGGAGACTTCCAGTCATCCCGTACAGCGCCAGCCCCAATATGATCATGGACGCAGCGAGTGCGCCCAGACCCTTGGCCAGCTCACCGATCGACATGCCACCGAAATCACCGATGGCGCTTGCGATCACCTTCAACGCCACCGAGACCAGCAGCAGTCCTGCAGCAGTGGCGGGAAGATTCGGCGGCATCAAGATCATGGCGGCCACGATGATCCCGAGAGATATCGCGATTGCG